TTGATATGCAAGATAGATCTTTGTTCTTGCAAGTTCATCATTTGGTCCTGTTTGAAATATTGCATCAGTATAAGATTGTTTTAAAGTAGTTATTGCTTCTTCAAACAACTCATCTTCTAAAATTGTTTTTGCTCTTGAGCCTCTACTGCTCTCCAGTTGTAGGTCCGACATTAATTTCTACCTGTGTTTGTGGTTCTTCTGGTTGTAACAAATTTTTATTAGCTGCGTCAAGCATTTGTTTATTGGTATCTGTAACACCTTTCATCTCTAATGCTTCACGTTTTATAGCCTTTTCATCTATATCAGATTGATATTTAAGTTCTAACTCTTTAACTTTAGCTTCAAATTCTAATATCATTTTTTGATACTTAAGTTCCATCTCACGCATTTTATGATCATTATTCATTTGAGCTTCCATAGCTTTTTGTTGAGTTTGTATCTGTGATACTTTTTCAAACTCAGTAGGCGGAGGTGGTTGTTTACGAGGCATTTGTTGCATACCAACTTCAGGGTTAGTAAAGTATGATCCAACATCTTTAAGTCCTGCATTCTCAATAATACGAGCTAATGTATTATAAATATTATTAAGATTAACAACTGGTCCTTGTGCAGATCCTTGAAGTTTAATTGCTTCTAGTTGTCTACCAAGTATAGCATTTAATATTTGTAGTTGTTGATCTCTTGATCCAGTACCTAATCCTACATGTATAGTAACATTGCATCTATCTCTCCACTCCATAGGATTCATAGGTACAAAGTTATTATTAACTTTAATAATTCTTTCTTTATCTTGATACTTAACTACTAGTTCAAATATTTTTTTAAATATATCTTTAACACCTGTCTCAGCAAATACTCTAGCAATTAATTCTAATCGCATTTGTGATTGTGATAAGATAGTATTTATACCTGATGCAGTTTTATTAAGTGTATTAGTATCCATACCTTGATTATATTTAGTAATACCACTACGTTCTTCTTTAACAGTATCTAAATATTCTAATAATGGAAATGCTTGTTGTGTTAATGTTTGATTTTGTAATGGCATCATAACCTGACTAGGTGCAGATTTAGTTCTAACAATTCCACCAGGTCTATTAGTTAGTAAGTCATCAAGATTAACTTGACCATCCATTACTGCTACTCTGTTATTATTTGTTAAGTACATATTATCTAGTACTTGTCTCATAACAGTAGATTTAATTAATTGTATATCCTCTACTAACTCTGATACTGATCTACCATAGAATCTATGTGGTACTATAATAGGTGTAATAGAACAGAATGGATGTGAATCTACAGGTACATTATCAAGAATGGTATAACCACCTTCACCTGCACTAGTAATTTTTCTTAGTTCTGCAATACCATCACCATCCATATCAATCTTAATATATGATTCATAAACAATAATTTCTTCAGTAGCAGAATCTCCTACTACTCTATCATAATCATCATCTATATTTCTATATCTTACAGATCTTTCAGAGTTATATCTTTCTTTATTTTCAATAGGTAACCCATAAACTTTATCATGATCAAATCCCATTTCAATTAATGTACTACGACTAGTAGGTACTTTATGACAGATAAAATTTGCATCTTTTAAAGACTTAGCTTGTCTTTCAATTAAAAATTCTTCAGGTGGTATTGGTTCTATTTTAACTCTACCAAATGTTTGTGTTCTAGAAATAACTACATCATGCAACATAGGAGTTGGAATACTATTTATTTCATCTCGCATCATTGATGCCTGTAATGAATCTTCTAATTGTCCTAAGTTTTCTTTTTGTTTTTTAATTTCTTTTTTAAATAATTCATCTTCATATTCAGTATGTTCTAATACTTCAACACCATCTTCTTCAATAAGCATAGTAAACTCATCTTCAGAAAGTTTTTGATAAGTTTCTCTTTCTACTTTTTCTGAATCATCCCAATACACTTTTACAATACCATTCTTTTGTAACAGTGCATCTTTAAACATTGTATATAAAGCTGTGAATCCATCATTATCTTTATTAAAGATATGATTTAAATAATCAGTAGCTTGTTCTGCAATCTTAACATCTTCTTGTGTAACAGGTTCTACTCTTACAATGTTATCTGATGCAGTAAATATTCTTAGTAATGGTGGTAATATAGATTCAATAGTATCAGCAACATCAGTAGATACTACTTGTGATCTACCTTCTACTTCATTGCCAAACCCTTCGCCAAAGTAATATTCATTAGCTTTGCGTCTTGAGTCTGTTAGCTCTGATTCATAATATCCATAACTATTTTTGATATGATCACCAAGAATACCTTGTATATTATAATCGTCTAGTGGTTTACCTTTTGCCATATTGTTCCTTAAACTATATATCTAGTGTCTACATTCATAGGTTTAGCCCAGTCAGTTCTTGTTGGTCCATCAACGGAACAACCATATCTAAAACTATCTGCTGCGTGTGAAGCCCAGTCATGTAGGGGTTTATTTTTAAATGTCTGCATTCTATCATCAAACTGTTTACGGTATTGTCGCAAACAATCAATACCATATTTACATTTATTTTTATCAAACCAACAGTTATCTAAGTTATTTCTTACAGCTTCAATACCATGATCAACTGCTAATCGAGGACACACCTCAAAATCTAAACCTAATTCATAAGCAACTTCTAATCTAGATTTGCCAGTGCCTAGTTCTCTTGTAGTAATATCGTGTGGTCCAACATGTCTACCATAGTTGTAACCTTTTTCTTCTAATACATTTGCATAATGTGATAATGATTCACCAGATGATTCATAGTAATCTATTAATCTAATTTCATCTCCAACTCTTTGTGCAAACCAAATAGAAGTTGAATCACCTATACCTAAATCCCACCAAGTTTCTACATCAACAGTAGAATCATATTCAACATCAGTAATTCTATTTTCTTTTTCTGCTTTCTGAATTTGTTTTCCATAATAGGATCCTGAGACTGCAGCTTGAAAGCTACATTCAAATTCCTGTTCGTATTGGTCGCTTGGCATTGTAAGCCTAGCTTCTTCTAATTCATAGTCAGGTATGATTTCTGTTTCAGATGCTCGGTATAATTGTCCATACCAATCTCCACCCCTACGTACAGCTAGATCATATACATCCCAGAATTGATTATGACCCATAGGTGTACCAATAAATATAACATAACCTAGTTTGTCTGATACTGCAGGTCTTACAACCTCAGTCCATACTCTAGGTGACATAAGAGCAAACTCATCCATACATACACCATCAAAGCCTAAACCTCTAAGTGCATCTGGATTGTCCGAGCCGAAGATTTGTATACGTGATCCATTCCATAGATCAACCTTCAGTTCGGTTTCGTGACGTTTACCACCAAGTTTCATTAAGGGTTCTGTATATTCTTTTAAATAGTCGTAAGCGACTGCCTTACCCTGGCGATAGGTTGGTGCAATATACGCCAATCTTGCGTTTTGTATTTCACATGCAGTCATAATTAAATGATTGATTGCAAATACAGTCTTGCCAAACCGCCTATGACAGCAGATGACATTAAATCTTTTTAATTCGTTATGAATCTTTTCCTGTAAAGGTCTAGGTTCATACGGTATGGTTACTTCCATTAATCCTTTTTCTTACGCCATCCTATTTGAACGGTAATTGGTTTATCATCATTCCCAGATACAGTCTGATTAACAGATGATAGCTTTGAATGTACAAATGGTGCAGCTTCTTTAGCAGCCCACATCTTTTTTTCTACAGATACTTGTGGGTTGTTTAATAAATTAAGCATATATTTTAAAGGAGTTGTTTGTCCTTTGCCTAATTTTGCATCAAGACGTTCTTGTTTTGTTCCTATCTTAACACCTTTTGGTCTACCTGCACCAGTTCTTTTTCCACCATGAGCCATTATATTAATCCTGTTATATTAGCAAGTAACATCTTTCTCATATCCATAGGTTTAGTCATTCTAGACTGTGGTCCTATAATTCTACCATCTGGCATAATTCGTGTATCAGGAGTTCCACCTGATGCTTTAGGTTGTTTCATGTACTTCATTTGTTCTTTAGCAATAAAGTCTAAAGGAAACTCACCTTGTGCAGCTTCCATTATTTGTTGAGCTTGTGGACCTGTAATATTACCTTTAAATACTTCTATCATAGCTCTGTATAGTTCTTCTTCTCCTGGATCACCCATCTTATATTGATCTAAGTTAGGTTCACCTACTTTTTCACCAAAGATTTCCATAATATCTTTATTATTTTTTACTATACGACCATCAAATCTAGAGCCAGGACCTACTACTTTATTTTTATCTAAAGTAACTATGTCATTATCTACAGTAATTAGTTCAATATTTTTCATATACTTCCTTATTAGTTAACACTTCCATCTTTTTCTTGCTTGCCTTAATCTTGAGTTCGGATCTTTAGCAGCTTTAGGAAATTTTTTCATTTGTCCTGCACTTCTTGCACAAAACGACTTTCTTCTTTTAGCATCTTTGCTTCCAGCTTTAACTTTACCAGTAACAGCAGTCTTTAACTTGCTTCCAGGATTAGCACGTCTGTATGCAGCTACACCTTTAGCTGTCATACCTGCTCCAGACTTAGTTGGTCTAAAGTTTTTCTTGTTTCTTGCTGGCATTTTGTCTGGTTTACGTGCCATTACCTGTATCTCCTAGTTTTCTTAGCAATATTCTTAGGTTGTTTAACGTGTTGCTTACCTTTTTTAGTACCTTTACGTTTAGCTCTGCTAGTTGCAGCATATTCAGCAGGGGTTAATGCTTTAATTGCAGCCGAAGGTAGATATCTTTCACCTGTCTTAGCAGAAGGTTTACCAGATTTGGTACGCCATTTCTGTTTGGTCCAACTCTTAAGACTTTTTTGTGACTTTTTTAGTGCCATGTTTTTTCTTTAATACCTCTTTAGCTTTTTTTGCAATCCTTGCTTGTTCTGGTTTCTTGCCATACTTACTGCGCTGTTCCATCACTGTAAGAATTTGTATCTTTCTAGCGTATGGTTTGTTAATTCTTTTAACTTTAGCTACAGTAGCTCTAGCATCTGCAGGTGTTGCGTACTTAATAGGTACAGTATCTTTAGGATTCTCATCAGTATATAGTCTACGACCACTACCTTTTGGTTTTTTTCCTGTTCCTACTCGTGGATCTTTTCTTTTTGATTTTGCTGCCATACTTTTTTACAAATTTCTTAGCTATATTAGGTTCATTAGCAAATAAATACTTCCGTTGTTTAACAGATTTAAATGGCATTACCTATATCCACCACCTGCAGCCTTATAAGATTTAGCCAACATCTGCGCTTTACGTGCGGACCATTGTCCAGCCTTACCACCTTTGGTACCAGCTTTGATTCTATTGAACATACGCTTACGCATACCAGGTTTAGTATAGTTACCTGCTTTGTTAACTGTGCTTTTCTTAGCCATTAAATAAAGAATTTACTATTTTGTTTTTGAACTTCTTTTAAAAGTTTTTTAAATTCTTCATAACCAATGTCATCAGGGTGAAT